TTGAGGGCTTTATCACGGGCTACCTTGGCCTCTCCATCGTCTACGCCTCCATCGCGGAGGCGGACAGGGACAAGATCGGCTTCCTGTCGGACGGGAGGTACCCGCTGAAAGTCTACGAAAACGGGCAGGCCGTGGAGCGCATCTTTCCGGCAGGGACGGTAGTGATCGACCGTTTCCTGCTCCGGGACGACCGCAGCGGGCAGCGCCGGTTCACGCTGGCGCATGAGGCGGCGCACCTGATCTTTGAGCGGATGAGCCCCCTTGCCCCCGGTCCCTGCTTCAACCGGTATTTTGATGCCGAGCAGAGCTACAGTATCTCCGAACTGCGTGAGCGGTTCAACCTCTGCGAGGCGCAGACCGACCGGCTGGCCTCCGTCCTGCTGATGCCCCGCTTCCTCACCGAGCGGACGCTGGCGGCGCACACGGACGGGCGCCCCATCCCTGTCTATGGGAACGGGGTGCTCAAAAGCCGGGATAAGGTCACGGTGCAGATCATGGCAAACGAGCTGGGCGTGTCCTTCTCCGCCCTGCTGAACCGCCTGCGGGAGCTGGGCCGGCTGGAATACCGGGACATCTCCGAGTACATCGACAGCGAGATGCGGTTTGGGGGTGGGGCGTGATGCAGACAGCGCAGGTACGGGAGTACAAGTGCAGGCCTCTTGCGCCGGAGGTGCGGGATAAGCTGGAGCGGTCCCACCAGGAAAGCCTTGACCTGACCGAGCGGGAGCTGCGCTGCCCCCACTGCCTCCGGTATATGGCGACCCTGTATTCCGACATCTCCGGCCACTTCAAGGCGAAGTGCGGCAACTGCAAGAAGCACACCATCTTCAACCTGGGATACTTCCGCCGCCACAAAAGCGGCCGGTACCGCCGGGGCTGACAAAAACAAAAAACTGAATAAGGAACCCAACGATTTCATAATCGAGCAAGCGGAGCAGCCGGTACCCGGCTGATAACTATCAAGCGCCGTATGAAGCCGGGGGGCGTGGTTTACCCATGCCTTCCGATTTCATCGGCGCTTTTTTTGTTGCTCTGATCTTGCTTCATACGGCCATGTGCAGTCCTTTTCCGGCTTGTTCGGGAAAGGACTTTTTTCATGCGTGACGGCTGGCTCTGCTACATAGCGAAATACCCATGACCCCCGGAATTTTGGAAAACCAACCACTTTTCAAAATTTCGGAGGTTACAGAATGGGCTTTAATAACGGACTTGAACGCAAAAAGTTTGATGCGATGTGGAAGAAGCTGCGGGTGGAATACGCCGCGGCAGGGATGGACGAGGCGGCCATCGAGGAGATGTACCAGTTTGACCTGGATGCCTACCGGAGTGACCGCCGCTATGGGGAGCACACCCAGGGGATGCCCTCCCAGCAGTTTGACGATGACGGGGACAGTACGGACGAATCCAACAGCGCCCTGCTGGTGAAGTTCTTCGACTCCTTCGCGGTGATGCCGCGGGACACGGACGAGGGCAACCGTTACGGCTGGCTGGACGAGGTGGAATCGGCAGAAGTGGCCAGCGCACTCCGTTCCCTCTCCCCACAGCAGATCGAGATCCTGACGCTGGTGGCCTTTGAGGGGTACAGAGCCACCGAGGCCGGGAGGATGCTGGGTATGACCCAGCAGGGTGTGAGCTGGCACATCGGCAAAATGAAAAAAATTTTGAAAAAGCTCAAAAACAACTTGTGATTTGGCCTTTCCCACCGGCTACCCCCTGAGAGGGGAAGTACCCAGGGGCTCTTTCGGGGCCTCTGGGGAACCCGCCCCTCACGCACGTTGACAACTGAATACGCAGTCATCAGGAAGTCCTGGGAACAGGACCACGTTACTGTCTGGAATAGCCTGCGCAGCGGAGCGCCACGATCCCCGTCAAGGGAGGAGCGATCCATCCGACTGGAAATACCGGGTTGCCCCCGGTTTGGCGATAACAACAGGCAGCGATCATGATACTTCCGTAACTCGCGGCCCGGCCACAATGAAGGCGGGGAGGTTAGATGCCTATGAGAGCAGCCTCGCAAGCTGACGCGCCTGATGATTCCCGTGATTCCGGGGTGTCGGGGACAAGTAGGGATCAAACACACGCTTTATGAGTTTTAAGGCTGCCCCACACGCTCTTTACGCTGTGGGGTGGCTTTTACATACCGAGAAAAGGAGGCCAAACGATATGGAACGAAACTTTCACGATTATCACCGCGGCGAGATCTACTACGCCGACCTGGACCCCGTCTACGGCCATGAGCAGGGCGGGACGCGCCCCGTGCTGGTGCTCCAGAACGATGTGGGCAACTACCATTCCCCCACGCTGATCGTCACGGCGGCGACCCGCAGGCTGTTCAAGAAGCCCTCCCAGCCGACCCATGTGGTGCTGGACGACGCCGAGGGGCTGGCGCCTTCCCTGTTCATGCTGGAGGTCATCCGCACCATCGACAAGCGCAGGGTGAAAAGCTATGTGGGGAAGCTCACGGAGGGGCAGATGGGGAAGATCGACGCCGCCCTGCGGGTAAGCCTGCGGCTGGACGGGGACGCTTTCCTCCCCACGGAAATGGAGGCGCCCTGATGGATAAATTTATCATCGACCCGGAGTTTAGGGACAAGATCCCGCCCCTGACCGAGGACGAGTTTTCCCAGCTGGAGGAGAACATCCTTTCGGACGGGTCGGTTTTTTCGCCTCTCGTTGTCTGGGGCTGCACCATCCTGGACGGCCACAACCGCTATGAGATCATCCAGAAGCACCCGGAGCTGGTCTACGCCGTCCACAAAAAGGACTTTGACAGCCGCTACGAGGCCATTGCCTGGATCTGCAAGAACCAGCTTGGCCGGAGGAACCTGACGCCGGAGCAGAAAAAGTACCTGATCGGGCAGCGGTATGAGGCGGAGAAGCTGATCAATGGCGGGGACCGCAAAAGCGAACACGCAGTCCTGGCTTCAAAATCAGTGGACAATGACCGTCCACTGACCTCCCCGCACAAAACGCGCCAGAGGATAGCGGAAGAAACCCATACGACAGAAGCGTATGTCAGGGATGCCGGGAAGTACGCCAAAGGCCTGGATGCCGCTGATGAAGCTGTACCGGGGATCAAACAGGAGATCCTGACCGGCAAAATCACGCCCCCGCATAAAGCGGTCGCGGCTGTGGCAAAGGCCTCCCCGGATGAACGCCCCCAGCTTGCCGCAGCGTTAAGGGAGACAAGATCAAACAGGGGAAACCACCGGAAAAAAGATGCCGGCGAGGTGGTCTACCACAAGCCGCCGCAGTCCAAACGGGACGCCATGCGGCAGATCGCGGAGATATCCGCTGAAATGGAGCGGCCCAAAGCGCCATCGCCGGAACAAGGACTGCTCGATGCCATTGAAGGCGAGGTAGATGCCCTCATCGGGTTCTGCGACCACAGTTTTCAGGAATACCCCGCACTCCTCTCCGATGATACCCACAAACAGGAGGTCATCCGGGTGATGCGCAGGTTAAAGGACTACATTGAAAAATTTGAAGGAGGAGCTACATCATGACTGCCAAAAACATTTTCTGCAAGGAGATCCGCATCGACAGCAACGCACTGGAGATCCCCCGCGCCACCTACCAGCGTGAGCTGAACATGGACCGTGTCCACAAGATCGCCGCCGAGTTTGACGAGCGCATCGCCAACGAGCCGAAGGTCAGCTACCGGGACGGCCGTTACTATGTGTTCGACGGCCAGCACACCATCGCCGCCCGCAAGCTGCTGAACGGCGGGAAGGATCTGCCCATCCGCTGCAAGGTGTTCTACGGCCTGACCGAGAGCGACGAGGCGCTCCTGTTCGCCCAGCAGACCGGCGCGTCCGCCAGGCTGACCGCCGGTGCGAAGTTCCGCGCCCTCATTTACGGCGGGGACAGGGAAGCGCTGACCTTCCTCAAGGCGACGGAGGATGTGGGCCTCTGCGTGGACTGCAAGCAGACCAGGGGCGCGAAGCGGCTGGCCTGCATCGCCACCGCCTTTGACCTGTATAAAAAGGTGGGCGGCGCGGTCTACCGGGAGGCCATGGGGATCATCGTGGACGCCTGGGGCGGCTCCCCGGACTCCCTCCGCGCCGAGACGGTGCAGGGCGTGGTGGAGTTCGTGGACCTGTACCACGGGGAGTACAGCCGCAGGCGGCTGGTGACGCGCCTCCGGCAGGTCGATCCGCTGGCCATCTTCCGCGAGGGCAGGGCCATGACCAGCCTGCCCGGATACAAGCGGTACCTCTACCAGGTGTACCGCCATTACAACGGGTCCAGCGCAAAGACCGCGCTGCCCATGAAGTTTTGAGGCGTTGTGGAGGAGCATCTGCCCTGCGGGGCGGGTGCTCCTCCCTCTTTTTGGAGGTGAGGATTTGAAGGTCGGACTGATCGACGTGGACAGCCACAGGTGGCCGAACCTGTGCCTGATGAAGCTGTCGGCCTACCACAAGGCGCAAGGCGACGCGGTGGAGTGGTGGACGCCGGAGGGACGCTATGACCTTGTTTACAAAAGCCGGGTGTTCACCGACACCTACTCCAGGGACACCATCACCGTCACCAACGCCGATATGCTGGTTTGCGGCGGCACGGGTTACGGTCCGGGGGCGAACCTGCCGGACGAGGTGGAGCATACCCACCCGGATTACGCCCTCTACCCGCAGTTCCCGGACACCGCCTACGGCTTCCTGACAAGGGGCTGCCCCAACAACTGCGGCTTCTGCATTGTGTCCGGCAAGGAGGGCAAACAGAGCGTCCATGTGGCTGACCTCTCCGAGTTCTGGGACGGGCAGAAGGAGGTCAAGCTGATGGATGCCAACCTGCTGGCCTGCCCCGGCCATGAGGGGCTGCTGGAACAGCTTGCCGCAAGCCGCGCCCTGGTGGATTTCTCCCAGGGGCTGGACATCCGGCTTGTCACGCCGGACAACGCGGCGCTCCTGAACCGGGTGCGGACAAAAGCCCTCCACTTCGCATGGGACAACCCCCATGTGGACCTGACCGGCCATTTCCAGCGGTTTAACGAGCTGTCCAGAATCCGGGACTTCCGGCGCAAGCGGGTCTATGTGCTGACCAACTGGAACAGCACCCACGAACAGGACCTGTACCGGGTGGAGACCCTGCGGCGGATGGGCTATGACCCCTATGTGATGGTCTATGAACGGCCAACGGCGCCGCCCATCACCCGGCACCTCCAGCGGTGGGTGAACAACAAGAGGGTATTCCGCACCGTGGAGCATTTCGGGGATTATGAGCCGGTGAAAAAGCTGGCCGGGAATGGATAGGCCGCCCTGCCCTCATGCCGGGACAAATCGTTGGTATTTTCAGGTTTGTCCCGGCCATATGATGTTAAGAAGCAGATTGGAGGTTTGCCATGACAGAAGCGATGAAAGACATTGACCTGCGCAAGGTGGACAGATCGGCGCTCCGCGACCGCGGCACCGTCCGCATTGACCCGGAGGCGCCCACCGAGGAGCGCATCCGGGCATGGATCGAACAGCTTGGCAACCCGTATGTCTACCTGGACGGCGGCGTGGTCGTGAAGCTGAGTTTTTCGGACAGGGGCGAGACCATCGAGGACCGCATCAACTCCCTTTACCTTGCCGGGGCCTGACATCCTTAACAAATATCCGATCCGGCGCTACAATGTGCTCGGGTCAAAAAACAGGACAATGCCTCCGGTTCTCTGAGGGACAACAACAAGGAGGTCAATATGTCCAACAAAATTTACAAGACCGGCATCTATGCCCGGTTATCCAGGGAGGATGCTGACCGCGCCGAGAGCAACAGCATCCAGAGCCAGCGGGCCATCTGTCTGGCCTACATAGAAAGCCATGAGGACCTGGAGCTGGTGGACACCTATATCGACGATGGTGAGACCGGCAGCAACACCGACCGCCCCGGCTTCCAGAGGATGCTGCAGGATATGCGCTCCGGGCGCATCGACTGCGCCATCAGCAAGGACCTGAGCAGGTTCTCACGCAACTATATCGACGCCGGGAACTACCTGGAAAAGATCTTCCCGGCCATGGGCATCCGGTATATCGCCATCAATGACAACTATGACAGCATGGCGCCAGGAAGCGGCACGGACGCCATCACCCTGCCCTTCCGAAACCTGGTAAACGACATCTACTGCCGCGACATCTCCATCAAGATCCGCACCAGCCTGGAGGCAAAGCGGAAAAAGGGCGAGTACGTGGGCAGCTTCGTCCCCTTCGGGTACCGGAAAGCCCCGGAGGACAAAAACCGCCTGCTGGTGGACGAGGCGGCGGCCGAGGTGGTGGCGATGGTCTTCGGGATGTATAAGGACGGGTTCCCCATCCTGAAGATCGCAAAAAGGCTCAATGACAGCGGCATCCCCACGCCGATGGAGTACAAGAGGGTGCAGGGCGCGCACTTCGAGACCGCTTTCCGCACAAAGGAGCACACCGCGTGGGAGTACGTGACCGTCAAGCGCATCCTCACCAACATCGTCTACACCGGGGTGCTCATCCAGGGGCGACGGGGTACGCCCAACCACAAGGTCCGGGTGACGCGCCCCAAGGAGGAATCCGATTGGGTGCGGGTGGAGAACGCCCATGAGCCCATCATCTCCTGCACCGACTTCGAGGCGGTGGCGGAGCTGATGCGCCGGGATATGCGCTGCGCCGGGGACGGCGAAAAGCATGGCCTGTTCTCCGGCTACCTGTTCTGCGGGGACTGCCGGGACACCATGATCCGCAAGACCCAGAAAGCAAAGGGCAAGGCATACGTCTACTACAACTGCGGCAGCAACAAGCGCACCCATGAATGCAGCCCCCACTCCTTCAGTGAGGCGAAGCTGACGGAGGTAGTGTTCCACGCCATCCATGACCAGATCGAGGTGGTGCTTCACCTTGACAGGGTACTGCGGTTTATCGACACGCTCCCCCAGAGGGATCGCAAGGTGTTCAGCTACGAGGCGCAGATGGCCCGGCTGGAGGAGGAGATCCAGCGGTACAAGAAGCTGGAGCTGGGGCTGTACGAAAACTTCGTGGAGGGCATCATCAACAGGGCGGAGTACACCGACTTCCGGGAAAATTACCGTTCCCTGATCGCCGAGAAGCAGGAGGCGTTGAAGCGGCTGGAGCGGGAACAGCGGGACGCCGCCGCCATGGGCAGCCAGAACCGTGCGTGGGTGCAGGTTTTCGCGCAGTATGAGAACGTGCAGGAGCTTGACCGCCGCATCCTGCTGGCGCTGGTGGACAAAATCTTCATCTATGAGGATAAGCGCGTCGAGATCGTGTTCCGCTACCGGGACGAGTTCGCCAGGGCGATGGAGGCCGTTAAAAACTATCAGGACAGACCGCTGTCAGAAGCGGTATAAGAGGTATCACATATGGCACGAAAGAGCAGAAAGGCACAGGCGCAGGGCAAGCCTGTGGCAGAAACCAGAAAAGAAGCGGCGGCGCTGCCCACCGCCATCTATGCCCGCCTTTCGGTGGAGAACAGCGGCAAGGACGATGACGGTAACTCCCTGCAAAACCAGATCGCGGTCTGCAAGGACTACCTGGAGGGGTGCCCCTGCCTCCGCCTCACGGAGGTCTACTCGGACAACGGAAAAACCGGGACCGTGTTCGACCGCCCGGCGTGGAACCGCCTGATGGAGGATGTGCGGACCGGGAAAGTCCAGTGCATCGTGGTCCGTGACCTCAGCAGGTTCGGGCGCGACTATGTGGAGACCGGCAACTACCTGGAGAAGATCTTCCCGGCGCTGGGGACGCGGTT